ACAAGCATGAGAAATAACCCAGCATTTCCAGATCATATTAAACGTGTGTTGGATTTATATAAAACTTTTTAATGGCTACTAGAAATCCTAAAACTTTAGATCAGTTAGTAGCTTTAATGCTTGCTGATGATCCTAGATTTCAAAAAGCAAAATATTTTAGAAGAGCTATAGACAATAACATAAAGGTTAGACAGAAACTAACTCTACAAAAACAATATATAGATAGATTTGAAGAATTTGCCGCTGATGCTATAGCCGCAGATCAAGAAGGCGGAGAAAGGGCTAAATTTCAATTCGAAGGACAAACTTTTACCGCTAGAGCAGCTCTTCGTACTGTAGCTGCTGTAAAGAATAGGTCTGGAAAGTTTGGAAGAGCAAATTTTAAGCAGCAATCTTATATGTTCAAAAAGCTTTTTCCAGACTTGGTAAAAGGAAAGGAGTTGGGACATAAAAATTTAAGTGTGTTAAGAGTCTCTATAGGTTCAACCTTAAAGGCTATGGACGGAGCCGATCCTCGTAGAGATAAATTAAAAGCATTGTATGCACTCGTTTTACAAATAGATGAATTAACAGAACAAGGAGAAGAAAGGTTAGAACCTTTGATTCGAAACTTAGAACGAAGCATAAAGAAAGGTTATTCCGTAAGAGCAAATTACATTAAAGATGTAAACATAGCTAAAGGCCTAAAAGGGTCTATAGAATTAGAATTTGAAGGAAGAGATATAAATCAGTACAAAGGAAGATTAGCAGGCAAAGTTGGAACTATATTTCGAGAAGTAATTTTAAGTCAAGGTAATGAGTTTGAAAAATTATTTGGTAATATAGATATAGCAAATATACAAGGCTCTCCTTCCTTACAGCAAGATATAACAAAACAATTAGTAGATACTGTAGACCCTAAGAAAAAAGCTAAAAAAAGTAGGTCTAAAACAAGTACCAAAAAAACTGGAGGAGGAACTTCAGTTACTTTAGGAAAAACTAAAAAGTCTAAAGTTAGAAAACCTACGGCAAAACGAGGAAAAAGATCAGAAGCAAGTCTGCTTAGATATATAGGAATACTTAATCAGCAACTTCCTAATGTAGTTGCAAAAAATATGGGAGATCCTGCATTAAACTATAGAACAGGTAGATTTGCTTCAGGAGTAAGAGTAACAGATATTGCTAGAACTCCTCAAGGATTTCCTAGCATTGGGTATACTTATCAATTATATCCATACCAGACCTTTGAACCTGGTTATGCTCAAGGAGACCCAGACAGGGATCCTAGACCTTTGATTGATCGCTCGATTAGAGAGATTATGGCACAATTTGCAATAGGAAGATTTTATACAAGGAGACAATAATGGCTGAAAGAACATATGCAACACGTAGGCAGTCCATTATTAATGCTATTGTAGATAAGCTAAAAGAAATAAATGGGGCAGGAAATTATTTAACAGATTTAGAGGAAAATGTTCATCCTCGATTAAAATGTTGGGATGAAGTGGAAGAATTTCCTGCTATTCATTTAAATGCAGGATCTGAAAGCAGAGAGTATCAAGGCGGAGGATACAAAGATAGATTTCTTTCAGCTACTATACGTTGTTATGTAAATGAAGAAGACGCCGTGGATGCTTTAGATAAACTACTAGAGGACGTTGAAACAGTTTTAGAAACAAATTCTCGTTTAAAGTATTACGATAGAACTGGAGCTGCTCAATATACTCATCAAATCACAATACTCAGTATAGATACTGATGAAGGTGTACTTGAACCCTACGGGGTCGGAGAGATCCTCATAGAGGTTCGATACTAGAAAATGCTGGCAGGAACAAATGTTCACGTCCAAGCCTTTTCAAGAAATTAGGAGATAATAATGGCTGAAAATTTATATTTTTCACGCGACACGAAAGTCTTTATTGAGTTCGATAGTGTCATTTGGGAAATGCCTGTACTTGATGGTTTTAGTTTCTCTCAAGCAACTAATGCCACTGAGATTACTCTTGCTGAAATGGAAAGTTCCACAGGAGTAAGTCGAAGAGGTCGTCGTGCATTTAATGACGCTCTGGCTCCTGCAGAATGGAGTTTTTCAACTTATGTGCGTCCGTATGTTTCAGCAGGTTCAGGCACGGGAGCGGCAGATGATGAAGCAAGTCATCACGCAGTAGAAGAAGTATTGTGGGCACTCATGGCAGGTGCAGACAACTATGATACAAGCGACTATGACTTCGATAAGGGTGGAACCTCTGTAACTACTCACGATGGCACAGATTTAGATATAGACTTTGATTCTTCAAATGCAAGTACATTGAGTACTTTTACTATTTACTTTGTTCTTGGAGCAGCAAATAGAAAAGTATACAAGATGGCTTCTTGTGTTGTAAATGAAGCATCAATTGATTTTGATATTGATGGTCTTGCAACAATTAACTGGTCTGGTTTTGGTTCAGAGATTACAGACGTGTCAGGCTCTACAATTGAAGATACTGTACAGCCTACAGATGGTGATACTACAAATGATGGCAGTGCTATTGCTGTAGGAGACATTTGGTTAGATTCAAATGATAGCTATCGTTTATATAAACTTACAAATGTAGGCTCAGGTACAGAAGCTTCTACTTCAGCAGTATACGAAGACACCTCTGCAACCGACAATTTTATTCGAAATCGTCTTACTGTACTTACAGTTGTTCCAACTAGTCAAGACCCGGATTCAGATGGTACTGATGAGCTTGAAGCTTCTTATAACCTGACTTTGACTGGCGGAACAATTAATGTTAATAATAATATTACTTATATTACTCCAGAAGAGCTTGGTAAAGTAAATCTTCCATTTGGTCATGTAACTGGTACTCGTAGTGTGAGTGGTAACTTCACTTGCTACTTGAATCGTACAGACTGGGGGGATTCAAGTTCTGATGAATCAGCAAACTTTTGGGAAGATATGAAGTCTATCGACAATGTTGTAACTAATTCTTTTGCACTTACTTTTAAAGTAGGTGGAGCAAGTGCAACTCCTCGACTAGAGATGGCAATGGCTACAGCTCACTTACAAATTCCAGAGCATAGCATCGAAGATGTGATTGCGTTGGATACTACTTTTGAAGCACTGCCTTCAACAATTAGTGAAACTGACGAAGTTACAATCAAGTATGTGGGAGCAACATAAAAAATAATTCTTGACATTTATGGTGTTTTGAATTATACTATAAAGAACGTGGGGAGGTCTCGGCCTCCCTACTTTTTTAACTGAAGAAGGATTTTTGAATGACAGAGGCAGCAGTAAAAAAAGAACCAGTATCACTCGCGAGTCTAATGACTCCAAGCAAAACAGTAACAATAGATTTTCCTGGATATGATGGTCTAACTGTTGATTTGTGTTATCTTGGAAGAGATGAATTACTGAAACTTCGTAAGAAGTGTGTAACAACAAAATTTAATAAAAGAACTCGTCAGCCTGAAGAGCAGCTAGACGAAGATAAGTTCTTAACAGAATACGTTAATGCAGTTATCAAAGCGTGGGCAGGATTCAAATATTCATACTTAGAAGAGTTTCTTTTGGTGGATGTTTCTTCTCAAAACGCTAATGATGAACTACCGTTTACTCAAGAAAATGCTGAGTTGTTGATGAAAAACTCAAACACTTTTGATACTTGGGTAACAGAAACAGTAGGTGATTTAGAAAATTTTACTGGGAGCAAGTAGAAAGAGTTCAAGAACTGCTTGCTCGCTACGTACGAGAACAGAACTCAAATTTCGATGTAGATAAATACTTATCTATATGCGAACAGTTAGGTGAAGAGCCTGACCCCCAAAAGATGCCGCTTACCGAATCAGATTTTCCTGATGAGGTTCAAGTGGCATTTTTTATGTTTAACCTTCTCTCAGATGTTTGGGAAGGAATGTCAGGTTCATACATGGGAAAGGATTGGTCAGGATGTGATTTATTATTTTCCACATATGAAGTAGATGATAAAAGAAATACTTTGTATTTTATGAAAATGTATGAATGTCTTACAATGAATTTTAGATTTGAAGAGGCAGAAAGAAAGCGTAAAACAGAAGAGCGTAAAGCGAAAAGCGGTGGAAAAAATTACACCCATAATATTAAAGGCTAATGGCTGACAATACGATAAATATAAAAGTCCGGATAGATGACAAAGGTAATCTATCTGTTTTAGGTAAGAAAGCAAAAGCAGCTGGAGAAGGTTTAGAGCAAACTGCTAAAGGCGCTAGAACTGCTGATCGAAACCTAAAAGGTGCTGCTCGCACCTCTTCAAACACCACTAAAAACTTTTCAAAAATGGCACAAGGAATCAATGGAGGGCTTGTGCCTGCCTATGCAACTCTTGCAGCAAACATTTTTGCTGTATCTGCGGCATTTCAATTCTTAAAAGACGCAGGCAATCTTGTAGCTCTTCAACGAGGACAAGAAGCCTATGCTGCATCAACCGGTATAGCCCTTAGAAGTATTGCAAATGATATTATAGCAGCTACAGATGCTCAAATAGGCTTTCAAGAGGCATCTCAAGCAGCTGCTATTGGTACAGCTTCAGGGCTTGGTACAGAGCAACTAAACGCTTTGGCAGAAGGCGCAAAGAATGTATCAATTATACTTGGAAGAGATGTAACCGATTCTTTTAATCGTTTAATTCGTGGTGTAACAAAAGCAGAACCAGAACTTTTAGATGAATTAGGTATTATTCTGCGTCTTGATAGAGCAACTTCAAACTATGCTCAAACTATAAATAAATCAGCAAAAGAGTTTACAGAGTTTGAAAGATCTCAAGCTGTAGCTGTAGAAGTAATTACTCAGCTAGAGGATAAGTATAATCGTATTGCAGCTGCAACCGAATTAAGTGTTAATAATTTTAATCAGCTTGGAAAAGCTTTTGATGATATAACAAATAAAATAAAAGAATTTTCTGCAACAGGTCTCACTCCGCTAGCTCAGGCTATTGTAGAAAGTCCTACTCTTGGAATTGCTTTGATGGGACTTTTTGCAAAAGGAGTAATTACTGCTGCTCTTCCCGCAATAGGCAGTTTTGCTTTCGCTTCGAATGAAGCACTAGAAAATGCAAGAGTTAAAGCCCAGGCTGCAACAAAAGCGATGCAAGAGCTTGGAAACACTACTGACAGAGCTGCTGGAGCAGCTGCAGCTGCGAGTAGAGCTCAAGCCGCAGCAGCAAATGCACCTTTACAAGGCAAGGCAATATCAGCATTAGCACAGGGAAGAGGTGCAGAACTCACCAGTAGACAAGTAAGTGGACTACTAACACAGGTAAAAAGAAGTGAAAAATTAAAGCAAGCAGAGTTTAGAAAGACAAGACAAGTATTGATTACAGAGCTCGAAATAATGCTTGCAGCTACGCGTAGAACTAATAAGGATATGACAAGAGTCTATCAAACTTCTGCGTCTCTTGCTCAACGAGCTTGGACAACAGCAGCAGCAGGTATACGAACCGCTATGGCAGCATTAGCAACAGCCGCTAACTTTGCAGCTACTGCTTTGAGTAGAATATTTTCTTTCGTTGGATACATTTCTTTAGCTATTGCATTATTTGAAATTGTAAGAGGCTATATAGGTTTTAAAAAAGGTGCTGAGGAAACAACAAATGAATTAGCACTACAAGAAAAACAATTAGAGTTATCTACTAAAAAGTTAAAGGAGTTAAATGAGCAATTTGCTGATTTTGTTACTGTTCAAAGTATTCTAACTGAAGATGGCACTGGAGCATTGCAATTTTTTCAAGCTTTAGGAAATCAAATTACTTCTTTAAGTTCTTCCTTTTTTCAATTGTCTGCAAAAAATTCTATTCCTGCATTTAGCGACTATACAAAAAGTGTAGCGGCCGAGGTAGCAAAACTAGATGAAAAATTAAAACTGTTTAACGGTACTGTAGAGAGGCAACGAAAAGAAGGATTCAGCGAGTCTTTTATAGCAGCAGGTTCAGGAGCTAGGGTAGCAGAAGTAGAAGAAGAAATTGCCTCTCTTAATAAAACTTATTTAGAGTTTTTATTATCCTCAGAAAAACCTGAGCTATTACAATTTGGTCAACGGATAGATGGGCTACAACAATCTTTTAAACTCTTAACTGAAAGATTTGGAAGAGGTCCTCAGCAAATACGAGAATTTGCAGATGCTTTAGCAGTTTTTTCAGATCCAGAGGCTACTATCGAAGAACAGGCAGCAGCATTAGAAACCATACAAGAAAAGTATAAGGGAGTATCTATAGAAGTTGGACGATTAAATAATTTACAGAGACTAACTAATGAAAATACTCGTCAATATGTTTCTGTTTTACAAAATTTAGGAAAAGAAAGCAGAGAGGCAACACTTCTTAGAACTCTAAAACAAGAACTTGAAGAACTTGAAGATACAAGTCTTGGCCTTTATTACAGAGAGTTGGACAGAATACTAGCACTTGAAAAACAAATAGCATTTACAGAAAAACTCGTAGATTTAGAAGCAAACAGGGCCAGAGATGCAGCTAGACTGGAACTTACAAGAGAAATATCCTTAAGAAATAGAACAAAACTTAATCGAGAAGCAGAGGCAGATAGATTAAAGATTGTAGAGCTACAGCAACAAGAAAGATATATACAAGGACAGATAGCTCTTTTAGAGTTTCAAAAAGCTGATGCTTCAGAAACTTTCAGTCGAGCACAAGAAGATCAGCTTGATTTGTTAAGAAGACAAAAAGATCTCTTACAAGAACAGCAAGAAACTATAAGAAATAACTATAATTTAATGCAGCAGTTTGCAAATGCTACAAATCAATCTTTCGAAACAGGATTACAACGAGGGTTAACCGCGATTTTTAAAGGACAGGAAAGTAGCCTAAAAGACGCAGTCTTAGGTATTGCAAAGTCCATGGTTGAAAGCGTAGCAGAGGTTGCAGCAGAAAATCTTACTCGTATGATTACTGGTAGTTTTTCAGGAGTGCAGATAGCCTCTTCAATAGCAGCAGGAGGTGCAACAGCCGCTTCAACAATATCTAGTGCTATGATAGCTGCGGGATCTGCTGTGGCAGGAATGTTAGGTGCTTCTAGTATAGCGGCTCCAGTAGTATCGTCCATAGGATCCCTAGTTGGAATACCTGCAGGAAATCGTTTAGGACTAGGAAGAGTTGGACTTAATCCAAATTTTACTGCTGCTGAAAAGTTAGGTAGTATGTTCGGTCCAGGTATTACTGCTACTTTTGCTAATGGTGGAATCATGAAAGGCGGATTTCAATCATATGCAAATGGAGGAATTATAAATCAGCCAACTGTAGGACTAGTAGGAGAAGGTAGGTTTAATGAAGCCGTAGTTCCTCTTCCTAATGGAAAAGCAATTCCTGTAGATATGAAAGGCTCTGGTGGAGTAACGGTAAATGTTGCTGTAAACAATAACGGTTCAGCTACTACAAGTGTTGAAGGGGCCCAACAACAATCAGCAAATTTTGGAAAGGCAATTGCAATGGCAGTACAAAAAGAAATTCAGAATCAGAAGAGATCAGGCGGAATGCTTAGTCCGTATGGAGCAGCATAATGGCACTAGGATTTGCAACCACATCTACTTATGGATCGCGTCAAATACTTCCAGATAAAGGAATGACTCGTCAAACTCAGCCAAGAGTTTTATTGGCTCAGTTCGGAGATGGCTACGAACAAAGAATTGCAAATGGAATTAATAGTTTACAAGAAAGCTATAGTGTAACTTTTAATAATCGTACAAAAGAAGAGATAGATGATATTACAGGATATTTAGGATCTTTGCAAGGAGTTACAGCACTTAGTTTTACTATTCCAGATAGTAATAATAGCGGAGAAACTACAATCAAAGTAGTTTGTGATTCTTTTTCTCAATCATATTCTTACGATGACTTTTATAGCGCATCAGCAACTTTCAGAAGAGTTTACGAAGCATGACAGAATTAATTGATAGTGTACAGGTTGTCGAGCCTGGAAGTGAGTTAGTTTATCTTTTTGATTTAGAATTAGATTCTAGCTCTACTTTGTATTTTCATTCAGGATTAGAGGCTGATTTGACCACTGTTCAATTTAGAGATAGAACAAGTCCTTATACGGTAAGGACGTATACAGCTTTGCCCATAGAAATGTCAAGTCTAGAAATAAGTGCTGACGGTGCTATGAATCGCCCCGAACTTACAATCGCAAATGTATTAAGCACTTTTTCCAGTGCAATAGGTGATATAAGAAATGAAGATTTAATAGGAAACTCTTTAGTTCAAAGAACTACTCTTAAAAAATATTTATATGGAGAAACTGGTGATGCTTCTCCTCCAATAGAGTTTCCTGTACGAAAGTTTTACTTAGATAGAATACTCAGTGAAAATAATGTTGCAGTTACATTTGAGTTAGCTTCTCCATTTGATTTATCAGGACTCAAGTTGCCTAATAGAACAGTTATAGGAAAATACTGTAGTTGGATATATCAAGGACATAGTTTAGGATTATCTGGTGGATGTACTTGGAGCAAAAATAGTACAATAGACTACGCCGATGGTTCTGGTAGTGTAAATTCTCATAAAGCTTACTTTACTTATGATAATAAACCTATAGTTCTTTTTGGAACTACAATGACTGGATGGTCTTCAGGAGAATATGAAACCTATACGGTATATTCAGACACCGCCCATTCAGTTGGAGACTATGTAGAGTATACTTCAGGAGGGCAAACTACAGTATGGGAATGTACTACTGCTTTATCCTCTGGTTCTGGAGAAGCTCCTTCTGCTTCTTCAAAATACTGGAAAAGAGGTGATATTTGTGGAAAAACTTTAGACTCTTGTAAATGTAGATTTCAGTTTATTCCACAAACTAAAACATCGGCGAATCAAGCTCCTGCAACTACAAAAAATACCTCCAAAGCCTTACCTTTCGGAGCTTTTATAGGTAGTATGAAGTTTAGATGATAGAAGAAATAAAAAGCCATTTTCAGAAAGAATATCCGAAAGAAGGGTGTGGGCTTTTAATAGAAAAACATGAAAAAACTAAATGGGTTCCTTGCACTAATGTAGCAGAAAGAGGAGAAGACTTTATAATTGACCCTCAGGAATATATAAATTTAGTAAAACGATATAAAATAGTAGGAATAGTTCATAGTCACCCAGACTTACCTTGTGAAGCAAGTGAAAACGACAAAAGATATTGTGATTTTTTAGGAATTCCTTACTATATATTTAGTTACCCAAGCATGGAGCTAGAAATACTAGAGCCAAAAGAAAGAGTTGTTAGTATAATTGGTAGAAAATATGAAAACTTCGCATAAAATATATTTACAAGGGGACATGGCTCTTCGTTTTGGGGAGTCTTTTACATTTACTGGAGACAGAGTTCAAGACGCTCTTCGTTGTGTATATGCTAATCGCCCCGATTTTAAAGAGTATCTGATAGAGTGTCATGAGAAAGGTTATAATTTTGTTGTAGATACTCAAGACACCGATATAGATACTCCAGAAGAATATTTTTTACCTGTACTTAAAGGAGATGTAATAATATCTGCTATTCCTGCAGGATCTGGCTCAGGATTTGGAAAAATACTAGCAGCTGCAGCAATATTTACTCTTATTTTTGCACCTGGATTATTTACGGCATTCGGCGGAAAAAGTCTTGCCGCAGGAGCCGCTGAGTCAGGTTCATTTTTACTAAAAGCTGGTGTGTATGTAGGAACAGGAATTGCAACAAACTTAGCAATGAGTGGTCTTGCAGAAATGATGGCTCCAGACCCTTCAGTCGATCAAGAAGATGAAGGATATTTATTTAATGGTAGTGAAAGGAATATAGCAGAAGGACTACCTATTCCTCTTTTATATGGAGAGCTAAGAGTTCCAGGCTATCCAGTATCTTTCGAACTTTTACAAAGCAATAGAGTTTTAGAACAATCTCAATCAGTTCCTTCAGCAGAAGGTAACATTGTTTTACAAAATACTCTTAGTTTTAATAACGACTTTACTGAAGATTCAGAAGGAGACAAAGAAGCTGTAGCACTTGCAGAGTATGAAAGTGCAAAATCAGAAGAAAGCGCAAGACTTGCAAAAGATCAGACCGCAGTTTTTACAGATATAATTTCAGAAGGCCCAATTTATGGTCTAGTAGATGGTGGTAGTTCTGTTTTTCTAAATGGAGACTCCATGCAAACAAATGAACAGTCTACTATTCGACTTTCTGAAACAGGAGTTAATTTTACTCTTACTAATGGTTCTTCTTCTGTAACTATAAATAAAAACAGCTATACAAAAGATATAGCTCTTGATACTAATGGAACAAAGTATTTAATTGTAAGAAGTTTTGATTCTTCTACTTCAGCTACAACAGTGGAATGGACAGGAACCGGAGATTCTAGAGGAGTAAAAGTTACTACTACTTCTTCTTTTTGGGTAGATGCTTATCTATATGATGATACAAATTTTAAGTCTGTAGCAACTGTAAGACTTGTAGACAGCAATAATCAAACTGTATTTGAAGGTTACTTAGATAGTAGAGACTCTGGAACAGTAGGATATTGTAGACCTATCATTGGGTCAGATATTAGTCCATTATATTCAGATGGAACTTATACAGTTATTGTGGATGGAAAACTAGAAATTTCATCTATAGCTGCTGATCAAAGCACCCTTACTCTTGCAAGTAATTTTACTGGCGCTACAGGAAATTTTCAATGTGATTTAGGCTCAGGAACTTATTCGTCTCATAGCCTGATTGATAATGTAAACTTGTATAGCAAATATACAAATACATCATTACAATTCAGAACAGGAACATTGGGACAAGAGACATTTTTAGATGCTGCAGGAACAGGAGTAAATAATACTGCTATAGGGCCAGGAGGGTCTTTTTCAGCAACAGCTATTAGTAAATATAGTGATGGAAGCGGAACTACAAGTGCAGAATTTGAAGGAACTTCTGCTTCTGGCTTTGGTCTAACTACTGCTCAAGCTCAAGAAGTAGACGAGATAAGAGTATTTTTTAATTATCCTCAGTTATGGAATAGACAGCTAGAGAAAGGAAATCAAACAAAAGCAACCGTTTTATATACCACACAGATAGCAATAAAAAGAAATACTACAGATGGCTATGGTAGCTATATAACTTTGCCTGAAACACGTCACTATGCTGCTTCTAATTCTCCTATAACATTTGAAGAAATTTTTGATCTAAAGCAATATGCTCCTTTTATTGATTTTAAGATAAAATTTACTCGTACTACTAACCAAGATCAAGCATATAATTCTTGGACTACTACTGGCACTCCTAGTCCTGGAGAAGGGTATGGTACTGCTTCGGCAGGATCTATAAGCACTTTAAGCAGTATTATTAAAGAAAATTTACGATATCCTTTGACGGCAATGGCAAAAGTTCAAGCAAAGGCCTCGGACTTTAATAATCAATTACCAAAACGGACTTATCATTGTAAAGGATTAAAAGTGCTCGTTCCTAGTAACTATGTTACAAGAGATGAGAACGATGGTAAAGAGGCTAAATACACTCGTAATGTAAGCACCGGAGCAATAGAAAGCACCTATCAAGACTGGGATGGTAACTTTCGCGCACAGAAAGTATACACAAATAATCCCGCATGGATATTTTATGATATTTTAACAAATAATAGGTATGGGCTCGGAAATTGGCTTTCAGGATCTGAAATAGATAAGTTTGCTTTGTACAGAATCGCTAGATACTGTGATGAAATGGTAGACGATGGCAATGGAAGCACTGAAGCTAGATATACAACAAATACTTATCTAACTCAATCTACTGACGCTTTTAAAGTGGTTAAAGACTTAGCAACTGTTTTTAATGGTATGCTATATTGGTTAGATGGAGAAGTGTTTCCAGTTATAGATCAACCTGCTAATCCTGTTTACAACTTTGCAAAATCAAATGTTATAAATGGAGCATTTTCCTATGAAAGCACAGGATCAAAAACTAGAGCTAATCAAATAGTTGTAAAATGGAATGATCCTGATAATGATTATAAACTTTCTAATTTAGTTTTAGAAGATAGAGATAACATTGTAAAAACTGGAAAAATAATTAGCAAAGATGTTGTTGCTTTTGGCTGTACCTCAGAAGGTCAAGCAATAAGATATGGAAGATGGAAGCTATGGACTTCTGTAAATCAGACAGAATTAGTAAGTTTCAAAACTTCTATAAATGCTAATTTTCTTGCTCCAGGAGATATTATAAATGTGCAGGATGCTGATAGGTATCCGGGACATACTATATATAGTGGAAGAGTAAGTAACACAGGCACAAGAAATACTACTACTGTCCCTTTGGATAGAAGCATAGAATTAGTTTCTGGGTCTACTTATAAATTAAGTGTTCTTGTAGAAGAGCCTGCAACTTTTCTTGCTCAAGATTCTGCCACCATTGATGGAGTTGCATACGCAGAAGGTGATTTAATACTATCCGATGCGGATAGTAGTGCTATCACCACAGAGAGTGTGGCAAGTAATTTAGTAGATGATAGTGGTAATCCAGTTCTTACAGCTTGGAAACCCTATACTCGAGTAGAGGAACAAATTGTTTCTACTTCTTCTGGGACAGGAATATCTTCTTTAACAGTATCTAGTGCATTTTCTACTACTCCAAATGCAGAAACGATTTGGGTATTAAGAGAAACTGTATCCTCTGTAGATACAATAGACTCTAAAAAGACTTATAAAATTCTTTCTCTTTCTCAGGAAGAGGATCAACTATATGCAATTACAGCAGTAGAACACGATAACCAAAAGTTTACTTCTATAGAATCTGATACTTTTTCTTTAAAGACACAAGATCCTGTATTTCCTACACCTAAAACAACCGAAGTTGTTCCCGCCCCTACAAATGTCTATGTTCATGTTTCCGACTTGGGGCCTGGAGAGCTTGAAGATGATGCAGAACTTTTTTGGGATGCTCCTACACAATCTGGAAATGCTACAGCTATCTATCCTTTTATAGATGGGTACGAAATAGAGCATAACCTTCCTTTAGCTTCTAATCCTCTTACAGTGGGTAAAGACGTAAGATACTTAAAAGGGTTAGATATTCCACCAGGAACTTATTCGGTTGGTGTTAGAACTATCTCTCAAGGAAGAAAATCAGCAGTAACAAAAGCTACCTTCACAATCGAAGATCCGGCAAAACAATCTGTGCCTAGAGGTTTTGGAATGCCTTTGGGCGGTGTTTCTAACTCTGCTCCCTATATAACAAGTACAGGTACATTTTACTTAGAAAATTCAAATTTTGTATTTTCTCCAATAGGAGATCCTCAGTTTATAAAAGAGTTTGACGGAAGTCCTGCTTCAGAGTATTCTCAGGACTGCTCTAATATTAGCTCTGTTAATTATTCTGCGCTGTCTACTGAATTTGATAGGCAGCTTGCTTCACATTATATAATGT